AGAATTGCTAAGGAAAAGAAACAGATGTATATTCGTTTCAAATCTTCTCAGCATATGATTACTACTGGTGGTACACACACTGGCGGTGATGAAGACTTGAATATTCATTTAAGTACTGCTGCTGATTATATGAACGACTTCATTGAAGACTTTGAAGATAAATTGGCAAAAGATAAAGCTAAGAAAAAAGCTGATAAGACTGAAAAAGAAGCTAAAAAAGCAGAAGACAAATAGGAGATTTTTGTTTGAGTAAAATTGCAATTGTAACAGACATGCATATCGGTGTTCGTGGTGATTCTAAGTTATTTTTAGATCACCAAGAGCGTTTCTTCTCAGAAGTGTTCTTTCCTTATATAGACGAACATGATATTAAAATCATTTTTGATCTTGGCGACACTTTTGATCGACGTAAGTTTATTAACTATGTTTCTTTGGAACGTGGTAAAAAATTCTTCTTTGATCAAATAGCGAATCGTGGTATTGAATATCATGCGCTTGTTGGCAATCACACAACATATTATACAAACACTAACGAAGTCAATTCAATGAATTTGCTTTTACGTGAGTATGATAAATTCCATATCTATGAAGATAAATGTGAAGAGATTCAAATCGGTTCTACCAAATTTTTGATGGTGCCGTGGATCAATAACAACAATTATAAAGATATGATGAAGGATATGCGTGAGTCTGATGCTGACGTATGTATGGGTCACTTCTCTATTCAAGGATTTGAAATGGACAAAGGTCACCTATGTGATCATGGTCTTACAAGGGAAGTATTCACAAACTTTGAAGCAGTTTATTCTGGTCATTTCCATCATCCATCAACTTATAATAATATCTCGTATCTTGGTTCTCCATATGAAATGACTTGGTCTGATTATCAAGGCAAACGTGGATTCCGTGTACTTGATACTGAAACACGTGAAATGGATTGGATTTTGAATCCAAACGTTATCTTCTATAAATTAGAATATGATGATACTGATATGACAATTGAAGATATTGCTAATCTCGATGTATCAAATTTAAAAGATACCTTTATTAAGGTTATCGTTAAGAACAGAACTAATCCATACATCTATGACTTGTTCTTAAATAAACTGACTGACGCTGGTGCAGCGGACGTAAAATCAATCGAAGATTCACTTAACCTTGAATCCGAAGGATTGAATGAAATCATGGATGAAACAAAAGACACCAAAGATATCTTGCACACTTATATCGATTCATTGGAAACAAAGGTCGATAAAATACAAGTAAAAAGATTAATTGATGAACTATATGTTGAGGCACAAAGTCTGTAATGAAAATACATTTTAAGAAAGTACGATATAAGAATCTCTTATCGTCGGGTAATTCTTTTACTGAAATTTTGCTCGATAAATCAAAGACAACTTTAATCAGTGGTTCAAATGGTAGTGGTAAGTCAACGTTGCTTGATGCTATTACATTTGCTCTATATGGTAAAGCTTTCCGTAAAATCAGTAAACCGCAGCTTGTTAATTCTATTAATGAGAAAGAACTTGTTGCTGAGATTGAATTTAGCATTGGCTCTAACAACTATTATATTAGACGTGGAATCAAGCCAAACTTCTTTGAAATTACTTTAAACGGTACACTAATCAATCAGGATGCGGCTGTTCGTGACTACCAAGCATACTTAGAACAAAACATTCTTAAGCTAAATTATAAATCATTTACTCAGATTGTTATTCTCGGTAGTGCTACATATGTTCCATTTATGGAATTACCAGCACATGGTCGACGTGAAATCATTGAAGATCTCCTCGATATACAAGTCTTTAGTACTATGAATACATTATTAAAAGATAAAGTAAATAGTAACAAAGCTGATATTACTGAGAATGCTTATCAAAAAGATCTTATTGAAACAAGAATTGATAGTGCTCAAGAGCATAATGCTTCTATTAAGAAAATGAAAGAAAAGCAAGTCGATAAGATTAAAGATAAGATGAAAGAACATCTTGATAATATTGAAGTGCAAAAGCAAGCTATAGAAGTTATTGACGAAAAGGTAAGGGAACTTGCTGAATCTGTATCTGATAAGAATGCAATGACATTAAAAGCTCAGAAAGCTCGAAGCCTGAAACAAGATATTGAAATGACTCTGCGTAATATTAATAAAGAGTTGTCGTTCTATCACGATCATGATAATTGTCCTACATGTAAGCAGGGTATTGATCATGACTTTAAAGAGAACGTTGTATCTGAAAAAGACGTCAAGCGTATTGAAATAGAAAAAGGCATTGAAGATATTAATGCTAAGATCGCTGAATATGAATTGCGTCTATCTGATATATCCGAAGTAGAGGGTATCATTGGTGAACAATCGTTAATTGGTGCTGATCATCGTGCAAATATCAAAATGGCTAAGAATGCTTTAGTATCATATAAGAACGAATTAAATACAGCCGAAGATGCAGTTGAAGCAGTTGACACAAGTAAGCTTGATGATTATTATAAAGATCTTGAAAGTATTGAAGGCCGACAAACAGAACTATTCCTTCAGAAAGAAGTGATTAGTGTTACGGCCGCGATGCTAAAAGATGGTGGTATCAAAGCTAATATTATTAAACAGTATGTTCCTGTTATGAACAAGCTTATTAATAAGTACCTCAGTGCTTTTGATCTATTTGTAGATTTTCAGTTAGATGAAAACTTTAACGAAGTAATCAAATCTCGTTTCCGTGATAGATTCTCATATGCTTCATTCTCAGAAGGTGAGAAGTTACGTATCACACTTGCTATTATGTTAGCATGGAGAGCAGTTGCTAAACTTCGTAATTCAGTATCTACCAACCTATTGATTCTTGATGAAACTCTAGATGGTGCATTGGATGGCGTAGGTATTGAAATGCTGATCGATACACTTCACAACCTGAACTCAGATGATAACATCTTTGTTATCTCACACCGTGGCCACCAGTTTGGCGACAAATTCATGTCTCACGTTAAGTTTGACAAAGTTAAAAACTTCTCAGAAATAGCCGCATAGCAAGGAAAGAAATGTTACATACAATCGAACAACTGATTGAAAGAATTAACCTCATGCACGACAAAGCCGCCGAGCTGCATCGTGTCCGTAATGCAAAACCTGATTATGACAAGACCGCTTGTCAGAACTTATTAGCTGATGTACGATCTATAGCGTATTTGATATCACAAGATAAGTGGGATGATGACCAAATTAAGACCGACATTGACCCCAGAAAATAACCGTTTACAAACTGCTATTTCTGTTATATAATGAACCATATTGAAATAAAAGGATACTCATGTCTAGTTTTTACACGTCTGTCGAACGCTTCGGCAACAATATTCTCTGGCGCGGTTATGAAAATAACAAGCGCTTTGAACGTAAGGTAAAGTTTTCTCCCACTCTATTTGTAGGTGGTAAAGGTAAAGAAGAAACTACGTTCAAATCCTTGACAACTAAACGCCCTATGACTCCTGTTAAAATGGATACTATGCGTGAAGCCAAGGATTGGATTGAACAATATAAAGATGTACATGGCTTTGAAATTGGTGGTTCTACTAATTATGTAGCTCAGTTCATTCAAGAACATTATCCCAAACAAGTCGACTATGATGTTTCTCAAGTAAACATTGTATCATTTGATATTGAGGTTGATATCAGCGATGGTTATCCTGATATGAATACTGCTGATAAAGAAATTACTTCTATTGCTTATAAGTCTTCTAAGTCTAATACTTACCATCTTCTTGGCCGTAAAGACTACGACAAATCACAAACACTTCTTGATCTTGATCCTTCAAACATTGAATTTGATAAGTTTGATACTGAAGAAGACTTGCTTCGTAGGTTCAGACAATTGTGGTGCCAAGATTATCCTGATATTGTAACTGGTTGGAACGTCGAGTACTTTGATATTCAATATATTGTTACTCGTATGTCTCGTCTATTTGGTGAAAACTTTGCAAAAGACTTATCACCTTGGCGTTCTATTCGACAAACAGGTCGTGAATTTTTTGGTAAGATGCAACAAACATATCAAATATCTGGTGTGGCTATTGTTGATTACATGGATGCCTTTAAAAAGTTTGGTTATAAGTATGGACCACAGGAATCATGGAAACTTGATCATATTGCTAATGTAGTACTTGGTGAAAAGAAACTCGACTACTCTGAATACGGCAACCTTACTGATCTATATGAACAAAATCCACAACTATATCTTGACTATAACCTTAAAGATACATGGCTAATTCAACGCTTTGAAGATGAAACCGGATTGTTATCTCTGGTCATGACCGTTGCTTATGGCGGTGGCGTAAACTTTAATGATGCGTTTGGTACAGTTGGCATATGGGAAACAACTCTATATCGTAGGCTTATTGGTGAAGGTCGTGTACCACCACTTAAAGGAGCTCCTGGTGAACGCGCAGGCGATCTTGTTGGTGGCTTCGTTAAAGATCCAAAAGTTGGCATGCATCCTTGGGTTGTATCGTTTGATTTGAACTCTCTATACCCACACTTAATGCTGCAATACAATATGTCACCCGAAACATATATCGATGATCGACGTGAATATACTTCTCAAGAAATGGTACTCACTGGTGATTATAAAAACGATGATAAATCTGTATCAGTAGCAGCCAATGGTGCTTGCTTTACTAATGAATTTAAAGGTGTTATTCCTGAAATCATTGATGAATACTATGGCAATCGTTCTGTAATCAAAAAGAAAATGCTTGGTGTTGAACAAGAACTTGAAAATACGACTGATCCTGCTCATAGGAAAGCTCTTGCTAAAGAGGCCAATAATCTACATAACCAGCAAATGGCTATTAAGATTGCTATGAACTCCCTATATGGTGCAACGGCAAACATTTACTTCCTATACTATATTAACGACATGGCTGAGGCTATTACTACATCAGGCCAATTATCAATTCGTTATGCTCAAAACTCAGTGAATGCTTATCTTAATAAAATCCTTAAGACCGAAGACAAAGACTATATCGTTTATATTGATACTGATTCAATCTATGTTGACTTTGGTCCTTTGGTACAAGCTTCGTTCGGTACTACTGATATTCCTCGCGACAAAGGCGAAGCATTCCTTGATAAAGTTTGCTCTACTAAAATTGAAGAAGTAATTGAAAACGGTTATAAAGAACTTGCATCTAAGATGGGTGCATATCGCCAAGCAATGGTAATGAAACGTGAAAAGATTACTGATAAATCTGTATTCATTGCTAAGAAACGTTATATCATGAATACCCTCAACTCTGAAGGCGTTCATTATGATACTCCAAAAATATCAGTAACAGGTCTTGAATCAGTTCGTTCTTCTACTCCTGAAGTATGTCGTAACAAACTTAAAGAATCATTCTCAGTTATTATGAATGGCGATGAAGCTGCGGTTCAAGAATTTATTGAAAACTTCCGACAAGAATTTTATAAGCTTCCACCTGAAGATGTCGGTCGCAACTCTGGTACTGATAACATCGACAAATATCGTGATAAAGGTAATCTATATAAGAAAGGTTGCCCAATGCACGTACGAGGTTGTATACTATTCAATCATTACCTCAATCAAAAAGGTCTTGCTAAAAAGTTTACAACTATTAATGGTGGCGACAAAATTAAGTTTTGCTACCTCAAAACGCCTAATCCAATCAAAGAAAACATCATATCATTTCCTGGTGTTCTTCCAAAGCAGTTTGGATTACATGAATATATTGACTACGAAAAGCAATTCGAAAAAGTATTCCTATCTCCACTGGAATCGATACTTGAAGCTGTAGGCTGGTCCGCAGTTAAAATTGCTACGCTAGAAGATTTCTTTTCATAAGGAGGACTAAATGACTAAACTCGAACATCTACAAAAAGAACACAAAAGAAAGCACGATTTCATTGAAGCTGCTGTAGCAGAAAAAGCTCCTGAAGAATTTATTAAAAAGTTAAAAGTAGACAAGTTGAAATTAAAAGATGAAATAGATAGGATAATCAACAATGCGAATTGATAATGAAGTTAAGTTAGATTATAGCGACGTATTGATTAGGCCGAAGCGTAGTAGGCTGTCTAGTCGTAAAGATGTAGATCTATCAATAAGCTATAACTTTAAGAACTTCAAACCAGACTTTCCAGAAAACATTCGTGGGCACATTAGCAATTATAAAGGTATTCCTATTATGGCCGCTAATATGGATGGTGTTGGTACTATGGAGATGGCTGATGAATTAGCGGAACAAGGATTATTTACTTGTCTCGTTAAAACATATACTGCCGAAGAATTAATTGATTACTTTGCCGATCCTAGAATTTTAAATGTTTCTGATTATGTTGCTATGAGCGTTGGTATTAGTAACGAAGATTGGATGAAGCTTAAAACAGTAGTTACTGAGCTTGGTAAGAGCTTAAAATATATTTGTGTCGATGTGGCAAATGGTTATAGTGAAAGATTTACTGACTTTATCGGCAAATTAAGAGACATGTATCCGGAACTCGTTATCATAGCGGGTAATGTTGTTACCGCGGATCAAACGCAGGAGTTAATTTTAAGTGGAGCAGATATTGTTAAAGTTGGGATCGGTCCTGGAAGTGTTTGCACGACTCGTATTCAAACTGGTGTTGGTTTTCCTCAGCTTAGTGCTGTTATTGAGTGCGCTGATGCTGCTCACGGTCTTGGTGGACATATTATCGCTGACGGCGGATGTTCTACTCCTGGAGACGTTGCTAAGGCATTCGCCGGTGGAGCTGACTTTGTAATGCTAGGTGGAATGCTTGCTGGTCACGATCAAGGTGGTGGCGAAGTCATTACTAAATATCGTGAAACTAACGAGCTTGTATCGGCTCCTATTATAGGCAGTGAGATTATAAACCATCGCAAGAAAGTAGTACAAGAACAATTTGTAAAATTCTATGGAATGAGTTCAACATCAGCTAATGATAAGCACTTTGGAGGATTAAGAGAATATAGATCATCCGAAGGAAGAACAGTGTTGACAAAGTATAAAGGCTGTGTTACAATAACTATACAAGATATATTAGGAGGTCTTAGATCTACCTGTACATATGTAGGTGCAGACAAAATCAAAGATCTCTCAAAGTGTACAACTTTCATTCGCTGTAGTGATACACACAATCGAACATTTGAAACAGCGACAGTAGGTAACTAAATTTAAGAAAGAAGGAGTTATGTTATGAGTGATTGGGCAAAAGATATGAAAGCCATGCACCAAAAGTTTGGTGTTAACGAGTGGTTTGAAGCGAATAAAGATAACGCTGAGTTAATGGATAAGTATCTCAAGTTCCGACTTTCAATGTGTAAGGAGGAATTAGATGAAACAATGGATGCAATCGAAGCGCGAGACCCTGAGGAAATCGTTGATGGTCTTGTGGACATGTGTGTTTTTGCTATTGGTACTCTCGATGTATTTGGCGTTAATGCTAATGATGCTTGGGATCGCGTTTACAGAGCTAATATGGATAAAAGTGTCGGAGTTAAAGAAGGCCGTCCTAACCCGTTTGGGCTTCCAGACTTAATCAAACCAGAAGGTTGGACAGCACCAGATCATGATGGTAATCATGGAGACCTTGAGAAGGCATTGTAATGGGTGTAAACGATTTTTTTGGTTTGATCGCTATTGTATGCATAATCATTTGTATTGGCGTATATTTAGAAAACAAATCTTAGGCGCGCGGCTATAGCTCAGCTGGATAGAGCATTGGTCTACGAAACCAAGGGTCAGGAGTTCGAATCTCTT